CGAGCAGACTCCATTGTGTATGTTATACAGTATCCTGAGAAAATTATTCAAATGACAGTTTTTCATTTTTGACATGTTTTTTAAACTTCTTCGCTTTGATTGTTTTTGTTTTTGAGAAGAGTTGTTCATCATCAGAAGAATCTTCGCTAGAGCTGTTCTCAGATTCATACTTCTTAAACTTATCTTCTGAGAATGACCATGCTTCAGGCTCCGAGGTGCTCATTACTATTAATAGCATTTTTTAACATCTGTTCTGTCGGGTTTTGGGGAACCCAGGATTCCCATCGATCATACGCCTGGTTAATGAGAATAAAGCGTTCATCGCTACCAGTGTATCTCTCGAATGGTGGACAGTCCTCGTCGTCAACCTCTTCAATGTCATCTTCATCTGATTCTTCTTCATTGTACAGATCTGGAAAAAGTGTTCCAATGTCCTGCCCAACTGTGTACATCGCACAATACTTAATCGCATATTCCAAGTCTTCTGGGAGTACTATATCTCTTCCACAAGCTTTTGAATATTCAGCTGCAAAGAGCATACCCTTTTCCATCACAGGTAGAAGAATATCAATCATACTTTTGACGTATTCTTCTGCCATCTGGGACTCTCCAAATCCTGTTTGCATATTCATTTAATATTGGGGATGAGTAAAATTTTGCTAAATAAAACGAGACACTAAAGTAGAATGAATCTTCAGTTGAGGAAATTCAAACCTGAGACGATCAGTGACGATCGAGTGTGTGTGTTTATTGGTAAGCGTAATACAGGTAAATCAACCCTTGTGAAAGATATTATGTTCCATAAGAGACATCTCCCAGCCGGAATTGTCTTGTCTGGTACAGAAGAGGGAAACCACTTTTACTCTGATTTCATCCCCGACCTATTCATTTATGGTGATTACGATAGAGACGCCATTGAACGAGTCATGGCAAGGCAACGTAAATTGGTGGGTTCAGGGAAAACCCAGTGTGGAGCCTTCATGCTTCTGGATGACTGTATGTATGACTCAAAGTTCCTCAAGGACACATGTATTCGACAATGTTTCATGAATGGTCGTCACTGGAAGATCTTCTTCATGCACCAGCCCTTCGTGCGAATGTTGATTATGTCTTTATCCTCAGGGAGAACATCATTCAGAATCGAGAGAAACTTTACAAATCCTTTTTTGGTATCTTCCCTTCTTTCGATATGTTCTGTAAGGTCATGGACAATACAGTCAAGTCTAACAGGATTCAGGATTGTGTCTTTTGGTACAAGGCCACAGTCAGAAAGAATTTTAGGGTTGGAGGTCCAGATTTATGGCGTCTCCACAAGAAGATGTACAATCCTAAACATTTACAACAGAAGGAGGATGATGCCAAGAAGGCGACGAAGAAGACAAACCTCAAGATCACAAAGACGCGTTGAGTATTGAATTCAAAAATAGCAGGACTATAGTAGATGGCTTCAGACCAAGTACACACGTTGAATCTTTCGGATGATGGAGAAGGAATGGTTCCTCTTCATGACAACCCTTCCACGTCTTTTAAACATGAAAAAAATGTGGGACAAAGTAAAGAGACGATGGATTCTACTCCCATTAACGATATTATGATGGAACCCCCAATGATGACCGATGAACCCCGGATGCAGGGTGTAATGCCCCAGATGACCGCTCCTCAACCTCAGGGCGCTTACCCAGTTCCCCAAGCTCCTAGTGAGCCTGAGAAGAAGAATCCTCTGAATCTCACAGATGATCAGCTCACTGCCCTCATCGTCGCTGCCTGCACAGCCGCCGCTGTGAGCAAACCTGTCCAGGACCGTCTTGCGACCTCTATCCCCAAGTTCCTTAACGAACAAGGGGGTAGAAGCATGGTTGGTCTCGCCACTACTGGTGCTGTAGCGGCCGTGGTCTTCTATATTGCGAAGGACTATATTGTCAAGCCTTAAACAGTCGTTTCCCAACCCATATTACTATAAATCGAGGTATCAATACCCGCGAAATACGTCGCGAGGGCTCCCGCTGCGAATGTCCCTGCCAACAAGCCACTCAATTTAAGTTTCTTGTTGTTAGAAGCATCGGGATCGGTCATCGCATCCTTGGTCTCACTTGAAATCTGGTTGATCAGGAAGGTCAACACGAGGGCGATGAGGGTCGATGTTAAGAAAAACACGCGATCCACCGCAAGACGTGGGATGTTTCCGATGGCGAAGCGAAGTACGTTTGGTATGACGATTGTCATCCACACGAGATTGACATAATAATTGCTGACATACTGAGGAACGAGTGTCACTCCATAAATGAGGATCCAGTAGGCGATGGCCATCATCAACACACTCACAGGTGTTTTCATTTAAAGTACACCGAGATTATTTATCCTGGATGTGCTGACCACAAAACTCCTTACGATCTGGGATCTGTTCGTAAATGCCAAGCTCGACACACATATCACGAAGTTCTATGTAGTTTTTCCAAAACTTATCCGAGTGGGAATACTCCTTGACTGTACAATGAGCCAATTCGTGAATGAGAACATGGAAGACATCATTAGCATTTCCATCCAGACATACGACAATTTCTCCACCCTTGTTGGTATTGTACCCTACACTTTCCTTCATTCGGTGCATACCTGTCAGAGGAACAGGTGTTTTGAGCATCGCATACTTTTCATTTTTGGTTTCCTTGAGGTGATCACGAAGTTTCTTGTATCTTTGTTTCACTTCCACAAGCACCTGGGGTTCCTGTGTCATCTTGAGAATCAGAAGATTTATGACAATAAGTAGAGCCAAAGCTATCATCTATTATAGACAAAGATAAATTTACTATACAATTCTGAGATGGGATTTCCCGACAACCCTTCCCAAAGTTGTAATCTAAATCCCAAGTCTTCCAAACCAGTGACCAGATGATCCTTGTATGCCACTGGTTCCGACTTTGGTCCTTCTGCATAGTATGGTGTGTCAGTGAGGTGTACAAATAATTTTTCACCGAAACCACCATTCCCATGCTCTTTCAGTTTGAAAAAATTACCCATGTCATCCATGTACGGTGTTTTGAAGATGATCTTTTCTGAATCTGGGATGATCCCTATGAGAAGACCACCAGGTTTTATACGCTTTTTGATTTCCCTGATTGAACTCATGAACAATCCTCTTGACCCAAAGATGTAATGAAGTGAAAAATTGAAGCATACGATGTCAAATTTTCTGTTTGGACAGTTGTGGATGTCACCCTCATAAAAATTCACCCGCATATGCATATTCTTCGCCCTTGACCGAGCCTCTTCAAGAGCATCTGGTTCTGGATCACACATGTTTATATTGACACCACACTTTGACCATTTCTGAAGATCTCCACCAAAACCACAACCGACATCGAGGATGTGTTGACCCTCGCGGGCGACACTCTGTATGAGACTCCTCTTGGCATCATTGTGATTCTTTCGAATCTCTTCCATGTCACCTTATGGAAGTATAAGATGTATATCTTTAGGTTTTACCACAGAACTTAGGCTCCAATTGAATAAATTGTAGTATACAGAACCTGTACCTTCCATAAATTTATGTCGCTTCAGATTTTCTACATCTTCACCAACATCCAAAGTATTGAAAACATGAAAACCCAAATTCTTTGCGATTAGAAATGCGTCGTTATATATGTCACCCACAATGAAAAATCGATAAGCTTGTTTTACCACATCTGTTTCATCTGTCCGTGCATAAGAGATGTCATAGAATGAAATAAAATCATCTGTTTCATCGTTCACGTATGAATGTATGGGTAACAACCAATATCTCACATAATTATCGTCGATGTGGGGTGCTATTTTAAAATCTCTTGTATAGCTATTTAAAATTCTAACAACTTTTGAAATGTCCTTTGATTCCATTTTTCTCCAGGGTCTTTTACAAGGTCCGTGAATCTCGTAATATTTTTCACGGGGACGGTTTGTGTTAAAAAATCCAGTTTTGATGAGTTTCTTAACATCGAGAAATCTATGTAAAAAGTGTGATTTTGCTACAGATCCCCTGACATCTCTTTCATATGTAGCAATACCCTGCCAAATACCTTTCATGTTTGCACGTCGAACAGTTTCTTGTACGAGAAATGGTGTAAACCCGAATTTTCGACACCCCCAATGTACACATAAAAAGTTTGCTTGTGCAAATGTCAAGACTTTATCTTCTACACGGAGTTTGATTGGTACTATCATCCTCATCGTAGTAATGTTCAGATAAAAACGTATACGCTTCTTCATCTGTACATGTTGACCAGGTGAAATCACCCGGAAGCTTTTGTGGTTCTTTTGCAATTATTCGAGACGAATCAATTTCACCCGGTTTTACATCCTCATCTGGTACGGGTTGTGTACACCAAAAGTCTGACATATGATATAACTACTCTTGGCTTAAAGTTTTAAGCACTTACGTCAGATTTTCGCCTGCATCTCTATCGTTGGACCTGAGTGCCCCCAGAAGACGGATAAGTTTGGTATCAAGCTCCGCGGTGCTTTCGCCACACGAGATGAAGCAGCGAACCACGCCAAACGTCTTCAGAAGGAGGATGCCACATTCGACATTTACGTCGTAGACATGTACAAGTGGCTTCTGATCCCACCCGATCCCACAAAGATTGAGGATGTTCACTATACAAATGAGAAGCTCGAAGAGATTATGTCCGGCTACAAGGAGAACCAGTCTCAGGCGGCTCGTATGTTCAATGAGCGTAAGCAGGCGATGGCGAATAAGATCACACCCGGTGATGAAAACTCTAAATTTTATACCAAGCCCGACGAGGCGCCTATTTCTCACCCTGCCGAGGTTCTCGAGCGTCTCAAGAAGGAGAAGCCCGATGCGAACATGGAGGATCTGGTCAAGGAAGCTGATGCCATCGTAGCCAGGGAAATGGAGGAGCGTCAGAAGAAGCGTGAAGAGGAAGCGAAGCTTAGTGAGATCAAGGAGGAGGAGACTGCGTAAATAATATTAACATATACTAAACAGAATGTTTAGAATTATCATAACAACCCTTCTGGTTGGTGCCTTCTTTATTTTGTTTTTTAAACCAAGATACAATTTAAAAAACAAAACAGTTCCTAAGCCTGAAGCTTCGACGACTGCCGGGTTCATTGAAGATACGGATGACGCGTTTATCAATCCCAGATTCCCAACACAACTTATGAAGATGGGGGAGGATGGTAAAATTAAACCAATTTACGGGGATATAGGATCCTTTGTTGCGTACTCAAGTGTACCGGAGAATCACTGGTTGCATGGTTTTCCCCATAAAAAAGCCTAACAGGAACACTGCGAATGCAATGATCCATGTCGATTTCTCAATTGTAGAAAAGAAGTCTACCTTTTCAGATGGTGATGGTGGGGTCGGAGAGAAGTTGTTCGGCACCTGCATGTTGTAGTCGTTGTAATATTGACGCTGATCCTCCTGGACAACCTCTTCATTGTTTTCGTTATTTAAAGGATCCATACCCGGATCGTACTCAATGGGGTTCCCAATATCAGTTTCCATTTCTAATTTTACCACCGTTTTTTTTAAGCATCTTCTGACTCACTTTCATCATCCACGACAAAGCCTTTAAGATTCCCATTTTCATCCATATCATCTTCGTCATCCTCATCTGAAGTGAGTTCCTCTTCATCCTCGGTATCAAGATCCGAATCAAAGTCTGTATCGTGGTCATCAACTGCATAATCATCTACGAGGTCGGATTCAGTCGGCTGGAACAACTCAGGCTTCTTTATCGTACGCCCTGTACGTGTCTTGTACATTTTGGGTATATAGAGAAATTACTGTTTAAGTACCTTTACTATGTCTGAGTTTAAGACGTGTGTTCTGGACAGATTCTTTTTACACTTTGGACACTTTTGACGAATCTCCTTTCCCCTGATGATATAGGACATCGAAACACCTTCGTGTACACCCCGAATCGTCTCACAATAAGTGGATGTCGTCAGAGCCACGAATTGTGTTTTACTTTGTTCGATTTTAACCACTCGAGTTCCTCCTGGGGCTTTCATATTATGTGTTATGAACGTCTCTAGTGGCTTCTTGACACCTCCATATTCTATCGGAGACTTCTCAACACGCTTCTTAATCTCTGGGCAATACTTAAGTTGTTCCTTTTTGGGGTACAGTTTGTCAGTAATATCCGGAGTAAGAAGGTGTCTACGCCCACAAAAGTCTTTACAGAAGCCATCTCGGCGACCCCAAAGTGTCTCACAGCGACAAAAGCATTTCTGAATGATCTCATTTCCACTGATGATAAACCAAACATGATTGGATCCATGCTCACGCTTGAGGTTTTCACAATACTTTGAATTTGTTGAGACTAGGAATGTTTGTTTATGTTTGAAAAGTTTTGTGATGTAAGAGTTTTGTTGGCCTTCGAGATGTTTTTGAACATATCTCTGTATGAGTTCTTTTGTCTCCTCGTCATGGAGTTCATCCTTGGTCTGTTCGTTCGTGAATGTACCTTCCTTCACCACGATCGATGGAGGCTCAACATGTATTGTTTGGGTCATATCTGTGCGAACTGCGGACATTTTGAGAATCTCCAAGTTTGGTTTTTGATCAATCTGTATGATTGTACTCAGAGGCCCATCGACATATCGAAATACTGGGAGATATGCAACCTGATCAACCTTCCCCTTTTCACAATCTTTACACCCTCGACCACCACAAGCGTTATGTTTATCTCGTTTGTATGACCATGGCATTCTAAAACCACTCCCTTTTGTTTTTCGAATGGCGCTCCCATACACAGCTAGATCAATGATTTCATTCCAATCCATAGAACTGTTTAAAACCGAAAGAGCTAGGAGAATGTGATCCCGAAGAGCTAGAGCCGATACCTGATCAACTACAAAATTGGGCCAGTTCAAATGGACCCCCGATTTCACAAGTTCTCCACTTGGTTTTGGTGGTGCGATTGATATGAGACACTCTTTCCCACCATATCTCTTCACTTTATCACAAATCACTTTACAAATCTTCTTAATTTCACCAATCTCGAGAGGGTTCTCATCTTTGTAGTCGATGTCCACAAAAAAGTTATACGTGTCAGTTTTCTGTTCAACGACATAAAGGTGTTCACCCCTGTTAACCGCCTCTATGTACTTCTCGTAAAATGTATTCAATCTATCAAATGGCACAGACAGGCAACCGCCGTCTAGGAGCACATGTGATGGATTGGGGACTCTTTTCAGAAAGCCGTTTTGATTACACCAGCTTTTAAACATACTTGAAGTACAGCTCTATTCTCTAAACCACCTCATAGTCGACACATCTCTATACTCTTGGGATTGCGAGAGTTGTTTCTTAAAGGTGAGTAATTCATAGACCGTCATATCTTTATTCTGTTCTTTCCACTCCGAAATCTCCTCCTCACAGAGACCACGGTTCTTTTCCAGAAGTTCTTCAATCTGCATTAAAATGTAAGCCTTGGACTTCATTATTTAATAGCGATCAGTTTCCACCTCTTTCGTACATTGAACTCTTCGAGTGTGTCGTAGCTCATGAAGTCGTTCTCATCAAAGGTCTTCTTTATGGGTTGATTCATCAACTTTTTTAGATTCGTCTTATGCTTTTCCTCGTAAAACTTCTTCACCTGGGACTGTTGCTCACTAGGTGAATAATCGACGAAGAATATAAAGACATTATATTCGAGGTCGACTGATGGACTCTCTTTGACTATAAACTTGAACTCAGTATATTCACCATTCTTGAGGGAGACGACACCCCTCGTCTCCTCTTCGAGTTCTCTTAGGGCACAGCGGAGTGGATTGAAAATTTCACGACGACGACACCCACCTGTGACAAAAATCCAATCCTTATAACGACGATCTCTCACTGTAAGGAATTTCGGTTTCCCATTAGCAAAACTAACCGGGACTGCGATCGCTTTGTACTTTTTCATTGCGCATTCGCAAGTTACAATATAGCGATATGTTTATTCCTCCTTCTTTTCTTCGATTTTCTCCAGGTTCGTCTCATCTTCATCTTCCTCAATTCCAGGACTGTTCATGTGCTGAACGAGCTGTTCTGAGAATGTCCTGAACCCATTCATCTCTTCCTTTGTCTTGTTGAGTTCCTTGA